CAATCTTCTTTTGCCTAATGAAAGTAGAAATAAATTAGATCTAAATCACGTTTTAGTGCATTTAAACATGAATAAATGAGTAAAAAATGTCAACAAAAAGGTTTGTTGCTGAAGTTTTACAGTAATAGTTTAAAAGTGTTATCTATATATATAATAATAACTTACATTATCTTTTTTTATCTATATCTTGATCAAATGTATAATATGCTGAAGATCTGTGAGAGATTATATCAAGAGATAAGCCAAAAAATGATGATCTAAATTTAATTAAACTAAACTAAATTTATTGATTTTCTTTTAATTCAATTGGTTGTGATTGTCTTTTTTTAAAAAAACAGGATTAAATAAAGAAAAGTAGAGGAAAAAAGAAGAATAAAGAGAAAAAGTAGTAAAAAGAAAAAAAGCGTCACTTAGAGTCGTAACGCTTTTAATATTAATGGATTTGCTGATTATTTGCTGACACTAACTGAGAATTCACCAAAGGTGACCACTTTCCCATCCATAATTTTACAGCGTTTACGTGTTTCAACTACACCATCAACGCTAACTAATCCTTCAGCAATGACAATTTTAGCTGCCGCTCCACTTTCAGTCCAACCTTGAAGTTTTAATAGATCACAAAGCTCAACATAGTCGTGTCCATCTAATTGAAATGTTTCCATTGATTAGTTATTTCCTATTTCAGGGTCGTGATATTCTTCACATGCTTGTAAAGTATTTTGAATCAGTGTGGCGACTGTCATTGGGCCGACACCTCCAGGTACGGGTGAAATCCAACCTGCACGTTGTGATGCAGCTTCAAATTCAACGTCTCCCACTACTTTACCATTTTCAAGACGGTTAATACCGACATCAATGACAATGGCTCCAGGTTTAATCCACTCACCGGGAATAAAATTAGGTTTACCTACCGCGACAACGACTAAATCAGCGTGTTCAACATGAAAACGCAAATCTTTAGTAAAACGATGAGTAACGGTTGTTGTACAGCCTGCGAGTAAGAGCTCTAAGCTCATTGGGCGACCCACAATGTTTGATGCACCAATGATAACGGCATTTAAACCATTCATCGGAATATTGCAACGCTCTAGCAGTGTGACAATACCACGAGGTGTACAAGGGCGTAATTTTGGTGCTCGCTGGCATAGACGACCGATATTATAGGGATGAAAACCATCCACATCTTTATCAGGGTGAATGCGTTCTAACACCTTAACATTATCAATTCCAGCAGGTAAGGGGAGTTGGACGAGAATACCATCAATGGAGTTATCTTCATTAAGCTGGTCGATAAGGTTTAATAAATCCGCTTCACTGGTAGTGTCTGGTAAATCATAAGAGCGAGATATAAAACCAACTTCATCACAAGCACGGCGCTTACTTCCGACATAAATCTGTGATGCTGGGTTATCACCCACTAAAATAACAGCTAAGCCAGGTGCTCGTTTTCCTGCATTAATACGTTGTTTTACTTTTTCTGCCACTTCGCTTCTGATGGTCTGCGCAATCGATTTCCCATCTATAATTCTTGCTGACATCTATACATCCAAATTATTCAATTACGGTATCGCTCTATTTTGTCAGATCAAGAGCAATCTGTCAGTCGAATACTTGCCATATTTTGACCATATAGTTTGAGAGGGTTGAAAAATCGTTGACTCTCAGAATGTTGAACGTATAATTCACACCCGTTATCAGCAGTGATTGCTGACGTCTAATCTCTTCTAGGCGCCCTTAGCTCAGTTGGATAGAGCAACGGCCTTCTAAGCCGTAGGTCACAGGTTCGAATCCTGTAGGGCGTACCATTTAAAATCAGTGAGTTACAAGATTTTAAAAAGAAACCCGCAAGAGATGCGGGTCAAGTAACGGGTCAAGTTAGCATTACAGTTTTTCACTTCTAACCCACTCTTCATAGACATGTTCTGGCCAGCCTAAAAACGTACCACCTTTTGTTCTTTCTGGTCTGGGAAACTCATTTCGTTTTGCGTACATTCTCCAAATTGTAGGTTTGCTTTTGCCAGTTAACTGGATCATTTCCTTCCACTTAATGTATCGAGTCACAGTTGTCATTTTTTATTTCCTTCCCTATACCCGTTCTCCATAATGCACTGTGCGATAGTCGCTGGTGGGTTATCCCAATGGGCATCAAAAATGATATCGTTTAAATGATATTTACTGATGTCATCTAAAGTCTTAGGTAAGGTGTCATGGGGTAATTTTAAACAAATAGAATCACCCGTCATGCTTACTGCAATATCAATGATCTGCTCAGTGGTAAAATCTGTTTTACGATAACCGGCTTTCCAGACTGCATCAGTTATATCACCGGGATCACTACCTGCATTTTTGATGACACTAACGAGATTGAAATCTAAAGTTGTCATTAATCATCATCCTTAATTAAGCTGTAAACTTTATCAGCAATATCAAAAGCATTATCAGCCACTGCTAATACAAGTAATTTAGGATCACCAAATGATTTTTTTGTCAGAAGTGAAAAATCGAAAAGCACACTTTTGCTATCTTTTGTTTTCAGCATTCCCGTAATAACACGGCCAAATAGTAGATAAGGCAAGGCTAAATACATGGACTGCAATAAAGGTGCTTCACCTTTAATAAATTCCTGCTCAAAAAGACGATTAAATGACGGGTACTTATCTTTGATTAAAGTGAGTTTTGTTTTATAGTAGGGATAGAAATTTTCATCCTTCTCTTGCTTATAATGAATAGCGACATAAGAACCATCGTCATATGATTTAATATGTGTATATTCAGCATCGCTAGGAATTGCTTCATCAAATTGAATAACAATATCATCACTGAATTCAGAGTTGTGTTTCATGCGTAATACTACATGCCCATTAGACACTTCGATATGTTCAGCGTTGATATGTACACAGTTAGTAACAAGACGAACATCATCACTCATTTTTAATAATGTAAGTGCAGCTCTTAATTGGCTTGTCTCGATGTAAGGTAATTTAGTTGTCATTTTTTACCGTCCTTAGTGCATAGTTGGCATAGCTAGAAATCCGTTATTAGCTTCTAACTCGCGAATATAATCATCATGAAGAATACAGAGCCCTTCACGTCCTTTTTCTGATAGGCGAGGACCATGTTCAAGGGAGATGTCCAGAAAGCCGATATAGGCTTTTATGATGAAGTCAGGACAATAATCTTTATAGATACCCCCTAACTCTTCGATAAGAATGCTTTCAAAATGGCTTGCAAGACAAAGGCGCAAAGAAGTTGGGTAAATGGTTAAAGCGTTTTCTCCGTTACTGTAAATAGTGGCAAGATCAACACCGCCTTCTTCATTACGAATTTCAGTGGTGCCATTCTTTTCTTGTAGTTCACGAATAAAGCAAGTTGCTACCACCCAGCGCCAGACAGAAATTCTCTGTTCAGGTGTTAATGTTTCAGGTTCATCAGCTAACTTACCCATGACTGCAGCGGCTAAATATAAACCTTTCAATAACTCTTTATCGTATTGACCTGATTCAAGGGCTGTTACAGCTTCAGAGTAAGATATTAAAGCACCATCATCAGAAATAACGCCATTACTAGTATCAGTAAAATAAGCCATTATTTACCCTCCCAGCCAATTGCCTGAAACAATCCCATTTTAGGATGATGCCAGCGAGTGCCACGTTTTTCGGCTTCACTCATCATTGCCTTGAATGCAGATATAAAATCAGCTTCATGAATAATGGCCATAGGCCTAGGCATACCTTCGGGCGTAAGAATAGTTATTTTATTTTTGCGAACATTGAACTGTTTGGTGAGTGTTTTGCATTTATCCACCGTCATACCTGATTTAGTTCTCGCCAGAGAGTACCCAATCCAACCTACAGGGATCGTTCCTTGTTTTATTTGCTCAACGACTTCATTCACTTGTTCAACTTTTTGCTCTACATGAGATATACGGCGTTCGCTTTCTAAGTTAGCCAGCGCCATAGCAGCAATAATTTCTGCTTGTGATTTTGGTTTGACTCGTTCATCTTCAAGTTCTTTCCAGCGATCAACTAACCGAGCTGTAAACTCTGGGGACAGTTGCGCAACGACAATGATACTGTCTCGTTTACCTTTTTCACCTGTGAAAACATAATGTAGTGGAGTGGTTCCGTTTGCTGCTTTAATCCCATCCACCGTTGGTGGTTCGGATATAACATTTTTCTCTGCCAACCGTTCGATAGTTCTTTTAACACTATCTTCACGGCTACCAACTAATTCGGCGATCTCTTTAGAGGTCATTGACGCATTGGTGCTAATTAAATTATTCATATTGACTATCCTTAGTGTATTAATTGACTTTTACCTTGTGAGATAAGCAAAGTGGCGCTATTGATGAGTAGTTGATCAAGCGTGTCTTGCATCCATTTATCACCTTCTTCGCCTTTTGCTTTGTTACCTTCGTAAAAACGGAACAGGGCGAATACGCCATCGCCTGACTGATCGAGAATGACTGACTCAACTTTTACAATGAGTAGCTTCTCGATAATTTTTAAATCCAAATCGACAACAATATTTTTGTGTCTAAATGAAAACTGCTCATTAAGACCAGGACCGAATCGCGTTACACAGGAGATTAAATATTTATTTGCTACAATCGTTCTTAAATTATCAACAATGTGCTTAACAAATATCTCTTGTTCTTCTGGTGTTAATTTACGATTTGACTTAATAGCTTCTTTATCTAATAAGGAATCAGGGAAACCTTTTTCTTTTAAATATTCGATGATTTCATTTATTGTCATTTTTTTACTATTCATAACATGCCACCCGGTATTTTAATTTTGGCTTTATCTAAACAACGCTTAGATGATTGATTACTTATTTTTTGTTGATAACTCATTGCGCCTTTAGCTGGTGGATCTGCGATAATAAAAGCTTGGTTATATTGCTCTAGTGCGCGTCTATAAAATCCTTTCCCCTCTAATTGCTTACCTTTTTTCATGAATTCAGAATACGTCATGATATTTATATTCCTCTCCATTTAAGTAAGGAGGTAAATACTCAACAATATAATCAATCATGAATTTACCCATATCAGAAATCGAGCCATTTAAGTTATATAACCATTCATAAGTATTGTAGATATCTTTATCACTCCACTTACAACGTTGACGGCAATCTTTTTCTTCATAGACATCACGGAAGAAATTATTTAAATTTTCAAAGCTAATTTCTGTAATAACAGTTTTATTATTTAACTTTGATTTAAACTCAGCTTTCTTTCCATTTTGTTTAATATAAATAAGCACTGAGTTGATAAAACGCTTTCTTCTTACTTCAAGTAAATTAACTTTATCCATGTTGCTTACTCCTGATTTAGAGCGCAGCAATCCCTAGCATGAACGCTATAATTAATTTTTATTTAGTGGATAATTTATTTATTGGTTAAAGCATTATTTAATTCGTAATATAGTCTATCAGCTTCTTTTTCTGCATCATCATATTTAGCGACAGCTTTAGCATATTCTTTTTGTAATCGTTCAATATTACGCTCTTGCTTTAATCGCTCTTGGAGTTCGGTTAGTTTAGCTTCCTTGCGATCCATAAAGTGTTCGGTAGGTTCGCCACGCTTAAAAGCGATTGTGCCATTTTCAAGTTCGCATTGTTCACCTTCATAGTTAGTCTCAATGCCTTCCTTATGAAGTTCACGCTCGGTGAGGATATTTGCTAGCTTATTTAATGCTGAACGCTCACTTAAGTAAGCACGATTAGCACCTGAAATAATATAAACAGGGCGCATAGCAATAGTAATTTGATTGTCAGTTGCTTTCTCAATAGCTTCGTGTTGTCTGCTCATTTTCTTGTTCCTTTTATTTTTCGATTTGATATTTCGTATTCAATTCCACCAAGTCTGTCATTTAATATTGATATAAATGACGATAGCTGACTTACAAATAATCCCACATCCCCAAGATGATCTTTACCATCGGGATAATTTTCATTAGCATCAGCCCAAAACATAAACTCACCGAATATATTCATTCCTGTAACAAGTGAATCGATAGCTAAATCTAAATTACCTCTTAAGTTACCCAGTTCACCTTCTGTTAATTTACTTAAATCAGGAAGAGTAACTAAGTCATCAATATTCATTAAGCCTCCGTGAAACTTACTTTTTCATAAACAGTTTCTAAATTTAATTTGGCTGACTGGATTAAATTTGTAATTTGAATATCGTAATTTTTAATGTGACCGCTTTCTTCAGAGACTTTTAAATTAATTGCAGTTTCTAATGTATTTAAAATGCACCCGACAGCCGTTTCAATTGTATCGTTATCACTGATTTTAATTTCACCGATAGGCTTTGGTGATTTATCAGTATTAATATTCGATACACTTTCTTTAGCTCTTTCTATATTGGCTACTGCTGATTCAATCGCATTAAACATATTATCGCTAGGTGTTACGTTATCATTGATAATGAGGTTTAAAATAGAAGTTGCATAAAGTAATTCATCACAAGCGGATTGCTTTAGTTCAGTGTTATTCATTGCCATTATCTCTCTGTGCATTTTCTTCAATTAACCAGACTGAAATATCACCTGATAATTCGTAAGCCAGTCCAATTAAACTTTCTATTTCAGGTTGACCCGATATGCGCTCAGCGTTGAGCTGGAATAAAAGGGCGTTTAGTTGGTCGCTTTTTTTTGCAACAGCTTCTAAGTTGAGTTTGTGAGCCATAATTAAGCCTCACAAGGAAATTGAGCAGAGAAAACAACGTTGCCACCGAGTAATTCTTTAGCTTGTTCTGCGCTGGTGGCCATAACTTCTTTTTTCTCTGGATGCTCAGTTTTAGTCCAGAAACGAAACAAGAACATAGGTAACATTATGGCTGTATGCATGTCAGGTTTCGGCAAATTAGGGATTGCGGTAGAATATATACTGGTCATATATGATCCTTCATTAATTCTATCAGTTATCATTTACAATTAAGTATCACCGCTAGTGATTTTGTTGTCAACACCGCGGGTGATTAATTATCATTACCGCAAGTTATTTTATTGAATTTAAAAGGAATTTATTTTCAAATAAATCTCAGATTGGAATGCAGATCACTTCTTTGGAGGGGAGAGGGGACAAAAAAGCCCCGTTAGGGGCTATAGGGTATTACTTATGATCTCTTCGATACAAAGTCCACTCTTCAATTCTTTCACCAGAAGGTAATGTACAGTATCCTACTTGACCTTTATCTGTGTTAACTATTTCCAGCTTTCCGCTTATTTCACCGCAGTACACAGAGGCAGGGTTTGCCATTCCTACCTGTTTATTTCCCGTAGTAGAGCACCCAGCGAGTATAATGGTAGCTGCCAAAACTGTTAATTTTTTCATTATTCTGTCCTTACAGATGCGAATGGCTATTGTGAATAATATATTTTTAGCATAAAAAAGCCCTCGCGAGGAGGGCTGGGAGGTTAGTGTTTGTTTGGCAGCTCTGGTTTTTTTACTTGCGTCAGTAAATTTCCTGCATTCACCTTCGGTATTGCTCCATCTTTTATTTTGCTTTCTATGTATGCAGGGAATTTTTGTGGTAAATATATTTTCTGTAACCAGCGCCTAAACTCACCTAATGCGTCATCTGGATATATCCACGCTTCTATAGCTCCTGCTTTGTGTTGAGGGAACCAATCAGGATAATGGTGCGGGTGCTTTGTCCTTTCTCCGTATTTACTGCATAAGTCATTTTTTACCCAGTGTTTTCCCCAGGTTATTCCAATGCTTATATCAGGTATTGAGGCTGGCCCAAGGTTGAACCCTGTATTGATCATCCGCAGTGTTAGATCTGCCATTTCGCTAAAAATAGAAAAATACCCGAATGGTATATTTGCATTTAGCTGCAATCTCTCTTGAAAGCACTTCCATGCACTACGTAATGGGTTTTCTGGGTCAATACCAAGATTGAGGAAAATAAAGCGTCTTAAGCTATATTCGGCTAAGTCTCTATATCTTTTCTTAGCTACAGAATTATCAAATGCAGATGAATCTGCATCAAGGGCGTAATACTCCAATATGGCCATGCATACGCGATCGGAGTATGCATATACTTCACCGGTATTATTATTAAGAACAGTATATAGGCTGGAGAGCGTTAACCCTTTTCCTCTAAGGATTGAGTCAATTTTCTTTCCTCTCGGTTTCGTTCTTTCTTCAAGCCAGTTGGTTGTTAACCTACCAAGAGCTCTATGATCTACTCCACATAATCTAGAAAGCCCTCTCAATGTTAAATACGGAGTGCCATCATTCATTATTCCCATCTGGATACCATCGAACTCAACTTCTTTCACTGGAAATAATTCTAATTCCCCTTGGGGATTGATTACTGCTAGTTTATTATTATCCAATTGATATCCTTATTTATTTTAATGGGGCTCACCCTAAAACGTGTCGTCACCCAAAGAAGCAGCCTTGTACATCATCTTCGACGAGCTTAATAGCGTCAGAGAAACTACCTAACATTTTTTCATCGCAGTTGTGCCAGTTACTATTTTTATCCATCCAAAGCAGAGACCATGAATTCGAATATTTATTATGTGTGATTTTTGCTATAGGTTCTTCTACTCTGCCATCACTCCATATTAGTTGCCTAATTTCAAAGATAATTACTGAGTCGTCCTCGATACGATACTGTAAATCTAATTCATCCCTTAGGTGCTCTGCTGGGCGGCGTTTTTCCATGAAAAATTCCATACACCGTCTAATATTTGCTATCTCAATATTGTTAAACGCCATATTTCCTCCTAAAACGTGTCGTCAGGCCATTGTGACTTGATTACCTTACCTATGATTGTGCAGTTCCCGTTAATAGGGATCAGGTCAAAACGAGGGTTTAATGGCTCTAGGTATTCAACTCCACCATCTCTAATCAGTCGTTTGAATGTGAACTCATCATTTAGTAAACGAGCAACGCAGAAGTCACCGAACTCTACTTCTTCCTCAGGATCAACCAAGATAAGCATTCCTTCTGGAAAACTTGGCTTACCTCCCGGTGGTGCGGTCATTGATTGACCTTCAACCTCTAGCCAGAAAGAACGTTCGCTGGCTTTCTTGGCTGTTGGTATCCACGACACTGCGTCTTGTTTTGTGTATGAATTAAATTCTGTCGAGAAGGCACCAGCCTGAACTTTTGTGAACAATGGGTATTGATGAAAACTTTGAGAGCTTTGTGTTGTGTGAGATAAAACAGGTTGGTAAACCTCCCTAATTTCTTTTGCAAGAAATGGGCTTATTTCTTCTACCGAAACGTCAAGTATTTTTGCAAGTTTTGCAACATGCTCATGATTAATAGCATTAACGCCATTCAATATTTGCGCAACAGCGCTTTGCCCCATCCCCAACATTTCCCCAAGAACTTCTTGTGATAATCCCAAGTTTTTTTTCTTAGATTCAAATATGGATTTGAGGCGAATTGCGTCTGCTTTTTGTTCATCAGTCAAAGGTTTCTTTTTCATAAATTAATAATATCACCTCCGGAGATAAAAACAATCACCTCCGGTGTTGATTTAATTATCATTAGCGGTAATAATAAATTCAGGAGGAGCATTTATGGAAAAAATACCATTATCGGTTTTGGTTTCAAAGTTGGGGCAAAAAAAAGTAGCTGACTTATTTGGTATTCAGCAAAGTGCAATAAATAAAGCATTAAAAAACAAAAGAAATATTTTTGTTATTCATGTTGATGGAGAAGTGGTGGGAGCCGAGGAAATTAAAGTTTTTCCTAATAAACCAGAAAGGGAAACTCATGCACCAAATCAATATGCCGATGCCTGATCACTACTTTCCTGATGATGCTAAGTGGATTCAGGAACAACTCACGAAGTTAAGCCCAAGCATGAGGCAAAAGGCATTAGTTAAATATTCAGAAGTGTATCAAACGGAATGGGAACGAGAAC